TTTACTGAATGATATATCTGAAAGACCAAAAAGAGCCATGATTGTCCTAGTAGAAGTTATAGATAGTATTTATGTCATATAAAAAAGGAATTTTCAATCCTAAGAATCCAAAAAAGTATAACGGTAATGCAGAAAACATCGTCTATCGTTCTTCATGGGAATTTAGGGTAATGAAGTGGTTAGATGATAACCCAAAAGTTATTTGGTGGGCATCGGAAGAGTTGCCAATACCATATAAGTCTCCTATCGACCAACAAGTGCATCGTTACTTTCCAGACTTCATCGTCAGGATCAAACGGAAAGATGGTCAGGAGACTACAATGATACTAGAGATAAAGCCAGAGTCACAGACGAAACAACCTGTGCGGAGACGTAAAACGGCACGCTTTATCCAAGAGTCGGCAACATATGCCGTGAACCAAGAAAAGTGGAGAGCTGCCGATTTGTTTTGCAGGGAACATGGTTGGCAATTCAAAGTCTTAACTGAAAAAGACTTAGGCATATGAGATAAATAGAAGATGGCAAAACTACTTGACAGAATTAAAACATCACTTGCAAAAGAAGGTTTGACACCTAGAACCAATGCTTCTAGGGCATGGCTTCGTGCAAAAGTAAAAGACTTGAAACCAACTTCAACTGCATTGATGCGGGACCGAGAAAGACTTAAAGGTACATCCATGATTGGAAAAATGTACTTCTATTTCTACGACCCAAAAACAAAAGACAGTATGCCTTATTATGACCGTTTTCCATTAGTGATTCCAATTGAAAAGTATAATGATGGATTCTTAGGATTGAATTTACACTATATTCATCCTAAACACCGAATGATTTTGTTAGACAAATTGAGTGATACAATGTCTAATGATACTTATGATGAAAAAACAAAGTTAAAAATTAATTACAGGTACTTGGCTGCAGCTTCTAGGATATTTGAAGCAAATCCTTGTATCAAAAGATATCTGTTTACACAAATTGAATCCAGATTTTTGGAAATCACCGCAGATGAATGGGACATTGCTGCAATGTTACCTGTTGAATCATTTGTCGGTGCAACAACAAGTAAAGTTTATGCAGATTCACGGAAAAAATTCTAATGTCATTCTCACCAAATTTATTTCTTTCTAATGTAAGAGCAAAAGATGGACTTGCAAAACCTTCTCGTTTTGAAGTTATTCTTCCTATTCCTACTTACATTAATTCTTTTGTCGGCAGTTCAATACTTGAAAAGATTTTGAATTTTCCAAACTCCATTTTTAGTGATGTATCAGATGCAATAAGTTCTGCAATTAGTGGTAATGCAGGAGATTCTTCCAGAGGAGCAAATTCCTCTATGTCAAGATATTTGGCTCTACAATGCGAATCAGCTGAATTACCAGGTAGAACATTTCAAACTGCCGATGTTAAGATTTATGGACCAACTTTTAAAGTGCCATATCAAACACAATACGGTGATACATCATTGACTTTCTTGTGTACAAACGAATTCTATGAAAGAAAATTATTTGACCGTTGGATGGAAGCAATTCAACCATCCGATACAAATAATATGCGTTTTCCCAAAGGTGATAAATCAAGATATATGACAAACATTAAAATCATTCAATATGATGATTTTATCAAACAAATTTTTGCAGTAGAGTTGATAGATGCTTTTCCTATAGGAATTGCACCTCAAGCATTGAGTTGGTCGGAAGATGGTTTTCACCGTCTTTCAATCCAATTCGCATATCAAAGATATAGACCAATCTACGAAGGAAGTTACGACCTTGCAGCTGCTGCAACTGCTCTCTTTGGTAGTGGTTTATCTAGAATTCTGCCATTAGGTCGTGCCCTGTAATTAAACATTAAAAAAGCGAGGTTATTATGTTACCAAAAATCGAAGTACCAATCTATACTGTGAATTTAATTTCTACAAATAAACCAGTAAGATTCCGTCCATTCTTAGTTAAAGAACAAAAACTTTTTCTGATGGCTGCGGAAAATGAAGACCAAAAAGAAACAATTGGTGTGATACGTCAAGTATTGAAAAATTGTGTTTTAGATGAAATTGATATCGACAACATTCCAACATTTGATTTGGAATATTTGTTTATGAATCTTCGAGCAAGGTCTGTAGAAGAAATTGTTGAATTAAAATACAGATGCAACAATACAATAAAAGATGAAAAAAATGAAGATAAAGTTTGTAACAGTCCAGTTGAATTCAAATTGAATTTGTTGGAAATTCATCCTTCTAAAGACGAAAAACATACAAACAAAATTGAACTCACCGAAAATCTTGGTGTATGCCTAAGATATCCAACTTTTGAAATGATTCAGAAGTATGAAGATATGGATGAAAAAGATGTTATGATGACAATTTTGGTTGATTGTGTTGATTACATTTATGATAAAGATAATTTATACTATGCAAAAGATACCTCAAAAGAAGAATTAGAAGAATTCATTGACAACTTACAACAACCTCATTTAGAAAAAATCAAAGTGTTTTTTGATACAATGCCTGAAATCAAAAAAGATTTACATTTCAAATGTACAAAATGTGGATATGAAGAAGAAATAGTTGTGAGGGGCCTACAAAATTTTTTCGGCTAACATTTCGATATGATACCCTGAGCAATTACTATCAGACTAATTTTGCTTTAATGCAATACCACAAATATAGTCTGACTGAACTTGAAAACATGTTGCCTTGGGAAAGAAACATTTATTTGGCATTATTGATTAAGCATCTTGAGGAAGAAAAACAAAGAATAGAGTTACAGAAACAAACGAGAAAAAAATAAATGGCATCATTAAAAAAATCTTTAAATGATTACTTAAAAGATAGTAAATCTAAAACCTCTAAAGGTGGCGACACCAATAGAGATAAGGCTTTGCAATCTTTTTTTGGTGGGTCTGATATATTTTCAACTTTCATTCGTTCTAAATTCAAATCTAAAAAACAACCTGGTGAAAAAAGTGCAGGAGGTGGTGAAGAATCATCAACCATCAGTCAAGATAGCTCAGTTTTTTTAAAAATTATAGCTAAAAATTCTATTGCACTTCCAGGTATGGCAAGGGACGTTAATGTTCTTCGCCAAAATGTTGTTAAGTTGGTTAAATTAAAAGCCAATGATAAAAAAGGTGCAGCAACAAAAGCCGATAAATTTTTCAAAACTGAAGACCAGAGAGAATCTGAATTAGAAACTTCAAGAAAAAAACAAGACACTAAAGTAAATCTAGTTAAAGATACCTCTTCAAATATGATGAAGAAACCAAGTGCCGGAAAAGAAGATGATGATAGTGGCATTATCAGTTGGCTTTATAGCAAAGCCAAAGATATAGCAACATTAATTTTTTGGGGAATAATAACCGCAGTAGGTTTTTCACTCACAATTGGTAGTAATATTTCTTCTTGGTTTGAAGAAAATTTCAAACCAATGGAGTGGATCGAATCATTATTTAAATCCATAACTGAAGGATGGAAAGCAATAACTGAAACCGATATTGTTAAAGAAAGTTTAATGAAAGGCATAGGTAAACTTTTAGAATTTATCACTTTTGGTTTGTTTGGTGAACAACAACTACGAGAAAATTTAAAAGGTCTTTCTGATGATTTACAACCTATTATAACTTTCTTTACTGAAATGTTTGACCGTGTGGCAAACTGGATGTCAGAAAATATTGGTTGGGATAAATTTACTATCCCACTTTCAAAATTTGGTTTTGATATGCCATTACCAGATACATTAGTTGCATCAGCAAAAGCTCTTGGAATTAATATGCCGGCAAGTGTATCAGTTAGTTTTCCTGATATTACTATACCTGGCTTTAGACCATTTGCAAAACGAGATAGAGTAAAACCTGGAATGAAAAAGAGTGGTGGTGAAGGCACATCAAATACGACCACACCAAAATCTGCATCTGATACAGGTGAAACAACACCATCACAAGTTACACAAAATTCAACAGAAGATAATACTAGTAAAACACCTAGTAAAGAATCTGTACCAGAAACAACAGTACAAACCAAAGAAGATGCTATTAGAATATTGGATGCATTTGGTGCAAAACCCGATGCACAATCACCAACTGGTTTCTCTACAAAAAACGGAACGCCTATAGAAGAACCACTTCTTCGTTCCGCATTAATAGCTCAAGGTGTTGATGGTAATAAGATTATAAATTTAGTCAAACCTTCTTCATCACCAAAATCTGAGTCTGCAAGCCCAATTACTAATAATATGGATATAAAATTGCCTAGTGAGCAATCCTCTGGTGCAACAGCAAGCAGTGGTGGTGGAGGTGGTGCCGGTGATGTTAGTGCATCATCAAGTACACCTGGAGCTGGAGGTGAAAGTGGTTCTATGTCACCATCAGCAGAAACTTCAGCCGAAGCAGTAACACCAAATGCATCTGGTGCTCAATTAGGAAAAATATCAGGTGATGTTGCAGAAGGTCAAAGATTAGACTCTGCACCAGATGTTGGAACTGTTGTAAATTCTTCAAATGTAAACAACAATAAGGGAAGTGTTGGTAGAGATTCAACAAAAATTGCTGATGCTTACAATACTGACTTCGTTCAAAATTATCTACAACCTGCGGTCTAAAACAATATGGATTCTAAAGCCATAGGCGCAGATATCAAAAAAACACTTCTATCCAAAATTAGTTTAGGTAGAAGTTTTGGCGTCAATAAAACCTTACAACAAGCTGCCAAAAATTACCTATTACTAGGTAAAATTTCTCACGACTTAAATGTAACAAACCAAAACATCATAAAATTGGTTAGAGCATTTGGTATTGAAGCAAGAGAAAAAGAAGATGCTCATATTCTAAGGCAAGACCAACGAGAAATAAATTTTAAAGTTCGCCAAGAAAAATACATTGATTCAAAAGTAAAAAAAGAAGATGAAGATGATGGTGGTACTTTAAAAGGTGCAGGTTTAAGGTATGTTTTCAGAAAACAAATTAAAAAATTCACAAGAGGTTTTAAAGCAAAAGCTTTAAGAAAATTAAGACGTAATAAAATATTCAAAGATATTTACCGAGCATTTACCAAATTTAAAAAGAATGTAAGAAATTTTCTATCTAAATTTGATTTTAAAAAAATAATCAAAGATTGGTTTAAAACCAAAGGAAAAGAGTTAGGTGAATTTTTCATCAAAAAAGGAAAAATTGTACTTGAAAAAATATCTAGTGTTTTAAAGAATATTATACCAAAGATGGGTGGAAAAGCATTAGCAAAATTTTCTGCAAGAGCGGCTACAATTGTAGCCGCAGGATCTGGAACTCTTGGAATTGGCAGTTTATTGGTGACTATTGGTTTTATACTTTGGGATGCTGTTAATGGTGCAATTGAAGAAATGGCCAGAACAGACCGTGAAGGTAATTGGTTTGTTGGTGCAATTTCTGGTATTTTCAGTAGTTTTACTTTAGGTCTTGTAGAGACTAGAGATATTGCTGACCAAATTTATGTTTTTACTGATTGGTTAAGTGAGATTTGGACAAAATTAAAAAATATAATTTCAGATTCTTTTGATTTCATAAGCAAAAAAATAAATGATTTTATAGAACCATACCTAAAATCATTAGCAAAAACTTTTGATATGAACAATAAGCAAGATGAATATGACAAGTGGATTGCAGAAGAACAAATCAGATTTGAAAAAGAAAAGAAAGCTGCCGAAGAAGCTTTGAAAAAAGAAACTGAGTATATAACATACCTTGCAAATGAGAATAGAAAAAAAGATGAATTGAAAAGAAATTTGATGAATGAAATTCAACAACTGGATGTTGAAGAGCAAAGAATTATAAAAGTTATTGAATATTACAAAAAAGTAAATCAAATAAAACAAAAATTATCTAAATTCTCACAAGAATTTTTAAATCAACAAGTTATTCCGAATTTACCAAAAAGAGTGCAGGATGCTATGGCTGCACCAGCACCTGCGGCACCAGTTAAAGATAAAGAAGTTAATCCATATGAAGGTAAAGTTCCTATGGAAGAACCATCTTATGGAAATGAAGGCAGAAGAAAGAGACAAGAACCATCTGTTCCAACTCCAACACCTGCGCCTGTTCCAGCACCTGTACCACTTAAACCTAAACCACAACCAGTTCCTCCAAAACCAAAAGAAGGTTCAGCTGAATGGTTTGCTATCAATGATACAAACATAAACTCTTGGGTTAATGCTGTATATCAGAAAAAAGAAACAATTGAAAATGTTCCAAAAGTTTATTTACCCTATGTCAATCAACGATTGACAAAATTAAGACCAGAAGATAAAAAACCATCAGCGCCTAGTAAAACTCCTGGTAGTGATAAAGAGAAAGTGCAATCTTTTGCTAGAGCATTAATGGAAATGGGTATAACAAATACTTCTGCAATAAAGGCACTTGTCTTAACTGCAGCAAAAGAATCTGGTTTGAATCCAGCATCAAAAGAAGCAGGCGCAAAAGGTTGGTCAGCAAGTCTTAAAAATAGAGGAATAGATTATATCTATTCAAAATTAGTAATGTTTGCTCCAGGCGGCCGAGTAGCGATACAGATGGGTTTTAGTTCAGACAAAAAAATAAAACCAGGAGACCCTGGTTATAAACGTGAAGGTGTGCCAAAGGAAGTATTGGAAAAAATGTTAGCTTCAATGAGTGATATGGAATTTTTCAATTTGATTTATGATGGACTATCAACAAATAAACAGCCGGGTGATGGATATAAATTTAGAGGTCGTGGTTTTATTCAAGTAACGGGAAGAAGTATTTACGCAGAGATTGCTAAAATAATTGGTATAGATTTAGAAAATGATCCTGATGCTGTAACGAAAGATTTTGGAACTGCGGCCAAAGTTATGGCTGCCTATTTTATGATAGGTATGGGAAAAGAAAAAGGAATTAAAACACTAAATTCTTTTTCAAGTGATGAAGAAGCGTTAAAGAGAGTCATAGCGTCAGTAGCATCTGGTGCTGTAGGATTAAATAAACAAAAAACTGAAGATATGTTTAGTGGTAGTGGTTCATGGAAAGGTAAAGAAGCATTAACAAAACATGCGAAAGAAAATTATGCTAAAGCGGAAGAAAAGAAAGGCCTTTTAAAATATTTAGAAGGTGTTGGTGGCCAAGATACCGATATACTTTCAAATGCATTTACTGTTGTTGAAGCAGAAACTGGTAAAAAAATGATATATGATTCAAAAGAAATATTTTTGGGTCACCGCAATCAAAAGAAACCTACAGATTATGATGTAATCAATATTACGGAAGTTGATAACACCAATATACTTAAAATTAAAAATGTGAAACAAGAAAAACAAACTTCAGTTACAGACCTTTTATTGAGTAGAGTAACATGTTAAAAGATATTTTTGGTTCAATATTTTCACAAAAGATACTTAGAAAAAATAACACACTATCAAAAGTTAAGGCTGAAAAAGATAGTTTGGAGATAGAGGCGTCTTTAAAAATTATAGCCAAATTAGGTTTATCATTCAAAACACTTGCACAAGAATTCAAAAAAATTAGTAATGGGTTTATAAAATTACTAAATTTGGAAGAAATCAAACCGTCTCAACCAACAAATTTAGGTAAAGGTGTATCATCAGCTAGGGCAAATCGACAACTTTTTATTAGTATGCCTAAAAAGAAAAATGAAAAAGATGAAGAAGAAGATTCTTTTTCATTTGGTTCGATTGTTGAATTATTATTTTCGATATTAGCGATTACTGTTGGTTCTGTAATAATAGGACTATCAAAACTTGGTGATGTTATTAGTGGAGCATTTACATCCATCAAAGTCAAAGCAATAGATTTTTGGGCCGGCGCTGAAGAAGGTTTCAAAACAATTGATTGGACTGCACCGTTTAGAAAAGCATTAGATGTATTTTTTGAGTTTCTCTCATCAAGAGGTATAGTTGAAAAAGAAACAGTTATGGATTTTTTCTCAAAACTTTCAAATTTACCAACTGTAGTAATTAATTATATTCATTCCTTTTTAATTGAGGCTAAGGATTCATTAGTTGTCAACACAAAATCATTTGCAAGTTGGTTGGCACTAGATGTTTTTGGAATAGATGTAAAAGAAGTTGACACAAGAAATGATAGAAAAGCAAGAGATGAATATATCAATTCTTTGGCAACAGAAGGTGTAAAATTACAAGGTGAAATTGAAGTATTAAAGAAAGTAAAAGATACCTCAGTTAAAAGAAATATTGATTGGACAGAAAAACTAAAATACTTAATTGATAATCCACCCAAATTAGAAGAAGAAACATCTAAAAAGAATAAAGCAAAATTAAACAAAAAACTTGATGAAAATGTTGAACCTGTACTAGATAAAATTCCTGGAGATTCACAAGTAAGACCAGCTGGAGGATCATCACCAACTGGTGTAATGGAACCAGGAATTAAAAAAGAAACTGCTGCTCGTGTACCAACTATACCAGAAACTACATCAAATGTGCCTAGAGATTTTGGCAAAGTAGTTAATCCTTATGAAGGACAAAAATCTACTCCAATAACCAAAAAAGATGCTCAAAATGAAAAAACAAACAAAACTAAAAAGGTTGAGGGTAGTGGTGATAATGGTGTAGATTATCCAGCAACCGCAGGACAAGCTGTTGTAACTTCTTTATATGGTATGAGATTTCATCCAGTAAAGAAAGAATTAAAACCACATACTGGTATTGACTATGCGGGAGTTCCTGTTAACAGTCCAATTCAAATACTCTCAGATGCTGAAGTATTAGATTCTAGTGACCGTAGTGGATATGGTAACATGATTGATTTGAAGGTTAATGGAGAAGTATTGAGATTTGCTCACCTGAATAAAATGTTTGTTAAAAAGGGTGATAAAATTAAAGAGGGTACTGTAATAGGATTGCTAGGTAATACAGGTATAGGAACTGGCCCACATTTACACTTTGAACACAGAAGCAAATCTTCGTTTCAGGATTATTTAACTGCAACATATGACCCCTTAAAAACTGGCGCACCATCGTTAATTGCAATTGGTAATAAGCCTGTTAGGTTGATAGCAGACCAAACGGCTAGATATAAAGGTGAAGGTGGTGCATTTGAAGGTGCTAAATTAAATTCAGAGTCCTCAAATATAAGTGCTGGTTATAGAGAACAGATGAAACAGGGTAATCCAGGAATGATTAATTATGCTAAGGTCAATAACACACAAGTGGTTACCAAGAACGCATAAAAAACCCCGCACTAGGCGGGGTTCAAACAAAGTCTTATTTGTTTATTGTGCAAGTGATTTGAAGTAATCCAAATCTTCATCTTCTGTAACTGGTTTATCAATCACAGAAATATCATCATCATTAAACTTGCTTACTACGGCAGTATCAGCCTTTGATACAGGTGCAACACCTTCAAAGCCTAGAACCTTATCAAGGCGAGACTTGAGTTGGTCATAAGGTTTGAATTGTTTCTTCTCTGTAAATTCTTTCAGAGAATATTCTTTCTTCCACAATTCTTCAAGTTTGGCATCATCACCATCAAGCAATGCACTTGATGTGGCGAATTCTGATTTATCGTAGTTGCGATAACCTTCAACATTACGAATCTTCAACTTGAAGTTAGCACCTTCCCATAAATCAAATGGGTTAACAGGTGTCTCATCAGCAAACTCAGGATTCATTGCTTCAGTAATCTTATCAAAGATTTTCTTACCGAATTTGTACAAACGAATCTGACCTTCGTTGGATGGATTTGTTGGGTCTGATACGACCAAAATGTTTGCAACATAACTCAACTTGCGTTTTTGTTTACGAGCAATTTCTTTGTTGGCTTCAATGCCTGAATTCCATAGTGTATTGTTGTGTTCACAAACTGGGCACTTCTCATTAAGAGTTGTGAGACAGTTATCAATGAACCAACCACCAGGTCCCTGAAAACCGTGACTGAATGTACGAACCCAAGGTAGAGCATCGTCACCATCAACCGCAGGAGCAGGAAGAAAACGAATAACAGCCATGCCGTTACCTGCTTTGTCTACTTCTGGTTGCCAGAAACGTGTGTCATCTTTGGATCCTGCTTCAGCAGGTTGGGAGGTTGCTTCAATCGCTTTGGTTAGTGTTTTGATATCACTACGATTGCGCTTAAGATTAGCAAATGAACTCATATGTATTTCCTT